CCAACCTCGCGCGAGCTGCGTGAGTAGGTTGGCGGCGGGCCTGAAGTCGCCTTTGTGTTCCATACCCGCGCGGCGCACTGCAAGCTGGCCTGCATCTTCTTGATCACTCATGTGGTGCTCCGTTTGCCGCATGTTGGCGTCGCCCAGCAGCGGGTCGACCGCGCCGTGGAACGCCGCTGCGTCGATTGTGTAGGGGTTGGTCACTGAGCCGCCTGAGGCGTAGTCTGATTTAGGGGCGCTGGGCAGAGTAGTGCGCCCATGCTCATCCAGCAAGCGGGTCATCTCATCCTGGGTGATGAAACGAGGAATTTTGAGCCCCTTCCTGGCCATCGCTTCGCCCAGGTCGCTCATAGGATTCAGGTTCGTCAACCCCGCATTGCTCAGGTCCCCAACACGCTCCCAGTTGGTCAGGTCGCCGCCCAGGCCCCCGCGCACAAGGTCCTGCACAAACGGGAGGTACTCGGCATTGGGGGCTAGATTGGATTTGCCTTTGATCTGAATAATGCTGGCTGGCGCAGCGACAATAGGCTCGTTCCAGTTTTCTCGTATCCACGTTCTGACCATTCTGCCGTCTGTAAAATCTGCTCGTGACATCGCTGCTTTTGCTGCGGCGAGCGCCGCGTCTGGCAATTCTTCAAAATCACCGTCCAGGCGCGGCATTTTACCTGGACTAATCTCCACAGTCACGTGCGGCTGCCCTTTGGCGTCGCGCAGGGACAGAATACGTGAGTTGCCGCTGGCCACGTCATCACAATAGCCGCCCACGCAGTGGCCCATGGTGTCGCCTTCGTACTTGAGCGCGTCTTGGAGCGACCGTTCACTAGGACCTGTTGACGTGATCTTACCGTCAGGCATGATAAAGTCGCCATTGGGTTTCTGCTTCCAGCCTTCGGGCAACTCTGTAGGCTCCTTCAGTTCCACCCAGCGCAGGCCCTTGGGGTTCGGCATTGCGTCACTGTGTGGGTACTCCTTGAGCACATGTGTCGCAGCGTTGTTCGCCAGCGCCTGAGACGCTTCGACTTTCTGCGCCGCGCGCCAGTCATTGATCTTGGCCACCCGCTCCACAGCTTGCGGCACTGACAGCCGGTCCAGGCTCTTGGGGTCGAGCAGTAGTTCGCGCGGCAACCCGCTGGCGGGGTTGATGGCATTGCGTAGCTCATCCATGAGGTGGTCGAAGCCGAGGTTGTAGGCGAGACCTGGGTTGGTTTTCTCGTAAACCGGCACTTCAGGTGGAACTTTTGCAATCCAAGGGTTCTTTTCAATCACAGCAGGTGATGCGTTCTTCATCCAATCACCCGCTGCACGCCCACCAATTGAGGAGTCTGTCATGTCTTCATAGTTAAGAGCCAGTCGAGAATCAGCGTAACCGCCTGCCGGGAACCCACCCTCTGCTCTATGTTCCATGGCTCGTTGCACAGGGCCTGTCGTCGGCTGCGGTGCATAGTGCAACACCCCCCGCTCTGCCAGCGCCCGCACAGGGTCGCGCTCAGTGGCCATGTCGTTTTTGACGTAGCGGGTGAGCTGTTTGTCGATCCAGTTGTTGAGTGCTACGTCGGTTGGAGACGCAGCAGCATTGTAAATTTCAGGATGGTTGATCTTAGCCCACTGAGGCAGCGAGTTGCCTACGTCGCGCGAAGAGCTTTGTGCGTAAACAGCCGATAAAGGGTATCCTGCAGCCTCGTTCAGTGCAGCGGCTCCCGGTTCTCTACGCAATCCCTGCAATGCATCCTCCACTGACCCATTGAGCCAGTTGCCGCCTGGCGCCTTGATCACCCCGGCCTGAGAGCTGAGCTGCCGTGGCACTGCGGCGTTGCGCGCTGCTGCGTCAACTAGGGTCAATGCCCCCTTACCTGCCTTGACCGCGCCGCGTGCCAGCGTAGTGCTGCCTGCACCGCCGAACAACGATGCAAGGTCGTTGAGCTCTTTGCCGCCGACCCCGTTGTCCTCGCCAGGCAGCCACTCTTTGTAGAAGTCCGTCGTCGGTAATACAGGCGTAGTGTCCTGCGCGCGGACAACCGGGTTGAGCGTGGTGTACTTGTTCACCAACCGCGCCAGCCCTTCCAGGTCACCTGGCAAGCCTGCAGTGCCCGCAGCCCAGCCGCGTGCCAGTTGCGTCAGCATATTGGCTGCAGGCTTGAAGTCGCCTTTGTGCTCCATGCCCGCGCGGCGCACTGCAAGCTGGCCTGTATCTTCTTGATCGCTCATGTGTTGCTCCGTTTGCCGCGTGGCCTGCCGTTAACGGGCGGCGCGATAACTAGGACTTCGCCCTTGGGCTTGCAATTGGCCTTGGGTCGGCTAGCGAACTCGGCTACCAACTGGTACAGTGTAGCATAGTCGCCACGTCCGCGCGCCTTGCGCAGGTGTCTGTGCGCCTTTGTGGCGTTCAGCGGAGTGCCTAACATGCGCCCCACGCGCTCAGCAGTCTGGGCGATGTTGTACCCGAGCGCCAACGAAGCCAACAACTGCCGCTCCACCTCGGTGAGCTGCAACGCCTCAGCCATGTTCCGCCTCACCGAGAGTATGGGTTACACCCAACATTGCGGCGCTCTCCATAGTCGATGTCTTCGGGCTCCTCGTCCGGCGCCGCGCGCAACTCCAACATGCCCGCGTCCCGCAGGTAGATGAGCGCCTGCGTGAGTGTGTCGACAAGATCGTCGTGTTCGCCATTGGGGAACTCCTCGCATTGCGTTACTAGCGGTCTAGCCCAAGTGATGGGCTTGCCGGGGTCGCGCTTAGACTCCAACACATAGACCAAGCCCGCATCGAGAAACGGCGCAACCATATGCGCCCTCGCGACCTTGTCTGCTTTACCAGGATTATATCCGTGAACCGGTACCGAGGCTCTGCGCAGGTCCTGCAGCAGCGAAATACCCGAGCCCTTCTCCTCCACCAACACCACGTCCGCTTTGCGGCTTGGATGCAGCGGGTCGTTCTTGATGCCACCGTACCGGGCGCCCCAATCATCAATGACTTTGTCGCGCAGCGCGGGGTACTCCATGTGATCAGTCCACCCGTCCAGCAAAATGGCGAAGTGTTGAACGCTCGAGCTCTTGCTGCTGCGTGGTAGCTCGCCTACGCCCCACACGGTGCACGCTGTGGGGTCGTTGGTGGTGCGCTCGGTGAACGCTGTGTCGTACGATTGAAGCACGAAGAACACATCCGGCAACGGCGCGTCGCACGGCCACAACTTGATCTGCCCGACCTGCAATATGCCGCCCCCGGCCGGGGACGGACGCTGCTGCAGCTGGCCCGCCGTGCCATAGGTCCCAAGCGACACCTCCAGGTCCTGCACTGTGTGCTCAGGAAAGCGCGTCGGCCAAAGCAACTCCCCCTCCTTCTTGCGCGGGTCGCGAAAACCGATCGAAGTAACACACCGGCGCGCAGCCTCAAAGCGCATCGGCAACATCAGGTGTGTCCAGCCCTTTTGTTTGAGCACGTGACCGCTGAGATCGTTCTGGTGCAGGCGCTGCATGATGATGACGATCGGATCTGTTTCAGGGGTGTTGAGCCGGGTCACCACCGCCTCGTCATAGGTGGTGAGTGCTGTGGTGCGCTCGGCCTCTGAGTTGGCGCCTTGGCGGTCATGCGGGTCATCAATGATGACGCAGTCCCCGCCATCGCCCATGATGCCGCCCGTCATGCCGAACGCGATGCGGTAGCCGCCCGCCGTGTTCTCGAATCTGGTCTTCTGGTTCTGATCTGCGGTCATCTCTACTTTGTTAGGGAAGTCAGTAGAGAAACGTGGACTTTGAAGCAGACGCCGCATTTTTAGTGAGTCCCGAACCGCTAACTTCTCGGCGTATGAGCCGCAGAGCCATTGAAAAGCGGGGGCCTTTAGCCAAACCCAAGCCGGCCACGCCACGCTGACCAGGGTCGATTTGGACGTCCGGAAGGGCACATTTACGAGGAGCCTACTTATTTCCCCCGCCGTGACAGCTTCCAAGTGCTCGGCGATGGCATGCAAATGCCAGTTATCGACAAACTGGCGCTGCCCTTCGACGGCTGGCCATACATAGTCCCGATAAAAGCTGAACAATGAAAGCTCGGCTTTAACTGCCCTGAGCCTACACATTTTCGCATGTAGCGTCGCCAGCTCTTGTGGCGAATACTTTGACAAGTCGAAAGTTGTAGTCACTGCAGTCATGGCAACTTGACCGTGCCGTTTGACAGCAACTCAAGAATCTCAGCCTGCATCCGTTCGGGCGTCACCGCTTGATGACTCACTGAGAGCGTGCCCTCAGTTTGAATTCTGTCACCATACTTCCTGGAATTCATTTTGCTAGCGAGCCATTTCCTTGCGTCCATACGCAGCCTATTGCGTTGCACTGCCACTGAGTCCAGCTCCAGGACCACTTCAGCGCCGTCGTGAATAACTACTACACAGTCCTCATCTGCTATTGCTAAGATGTCTTCTGCCATCTTGTCTGCCCTATGCTCAAAAGCGCGCGCGTACGCAACGGGGTATTTGTCGCAGTATTCTCGTAAGCTGCTGATACTGACCTCAATGCTAGTAGCTATTGATTTCAGTGTTTCGCAATCCGCAAGTCGTGCGCAGATGGCTTCAATACCAAGGGCCTCGATCTTTTCCTGCGCCGGCCTTGGTGTCGCAACTGTCTTCTTGTTAGCAACGTTGGTTCGCACGTTTTTGGCCACAGCTTTTATAGCAAGAGGCTCAGCAAAATCTGCTGCGGCACTCGTGGGCTTCCAAGCTGCTGCCTTACCACTTACAACGCCCTTGACTTTAGCCTTGGCCTTAGTCGCTGCAGGTTTGCTAGTCACTGCCATATCGCATCCTTTACTGATCCTCGCCCAAATACTCAAGCGTTATCGCCAGAGCGTCATTGTATCCGTATGCCACAAAAACAGCATAACCCTTTGCTAGCAGCTTTTCGTGCACCCGTTTCTGCACAGCTGACACAGGTGCGGGTTTGTCCAAAGCCTTCATCTCGATAAACAGACCGTGAAACTTGCCTCGAGGCTCGCAAATCATCAAATCAGGAAACCCTGCGAGCAAGCCCTCTGCCACCAGCCGCAGCCGCTGGGCCGGTGACACGGCAGCTCCGTTTGGCACGCCTGCAACCACCAAAGTCGGGTAGAACGTTCGCAAGTGCATGACCAAGCGCACCTGATCCGCGTGTTCAGTTTTAGGTCTTTTCAGTACCCGACCGAGCCTCTTTGCCTGTTGAGAGGCCAAAATTGAGCCCTTGGCCTGTTTTTGTAACGGAGTTGAGCGTTTTTTAATCAGTTGTGGCGTTTTTGACTTCATGATATGAAATGAGTTGATTAAAAAACAATCAAAACGAGGCTAAAGCCGTCGAACGTATGCCAATGTTCGACGGGCTATTCGACGACCTTTTTTGTCTTAAGTGCATGATTCTAAATATTTTTTTGATCTGTTCGGCTCGTTCGACTGTTCGACATGACACATATAAAAATACAGCCTTCGTTACACATGGCCCGACAAAAGCAAGGGTGTGTGTGTATGTCGTCGAACAGTCGAACAGATGTATAAATATAACTATAAATATATATATTTATTATATAAATCATATACTTAGGGTTTTTCAATCTGTTCGACGACTTTGCCGAACAAATTAGCGAACAGTTCGAACGTATAAGCGCCTCTTTTGCCGGCAGAGTCATCATTTTTCCGCCTTTCATTCCTCATCGGCCACCGTGTTGAGTCGAATGCCTTTGGCCTTTTTAGGCCCCAGCGTAACAAATTCGACGTCGCCACGGGCTTCTAATGTGGCCAAGGCCAGGTCTAGAGTCTTGGCGTCCATGCGGGCGTGACGCAGTAAGCCTGACTTGAACACGCAGTTGTCAGGCGCTCCAATTTCGTTGTGCCTGAACTTTTGCGTAGCTCCTGTTTTTACCAACCGTTGGACCACGCCTAAAAGACGCATGGCCTTTTGCAGGTCTTCCGGCGTGCCGCCCAAATCGGTCTGCAGAAACTGCACCACGGCAGCGTTGGACGCGTCAACTAATTGCTTGGCCCATTTGGCATGATCCGGCGTAATAATCGGGCCAATCGGATTGTCCCACACCGCCAAGACCCCGGCTACGCGCTCTATTTTTTCAATCGACCGTGTAGCAAAGGCCCGCATAAATGGTCCTTTGGCCTCTGTGACATTCCAATACTCCTGAGCCCATGTTTCCATAGTCTCTGGTAACCCGCTCGCATGGATAATCGGCCTATCGATCCCCGGAGCCCATGCTAATTTAGAGCTTGCTTCTTTCACACTCTCGGGCATATGAAATGACGGAGTCTCCCACTTAAATGGCGCGTGGCTTCGGCCCATGGCAAACAAGAAGCGGCCAATCAAGCCATCGGTCACGTTATCTGCTGTCAAAGCAGACGCTAGCTTTTCGCTAGTCGACGAGCCAAAAAAGGAAATTGCAGGATGCTTTATTACACGCGATCCCTGATCTGTTTTGCTCTTGGCTTTGAGCCGCGTCCTGTACGTTCCCTGCCCAGCTGAGAATAACTCAAGCAGCACCTTAGCCAGCTCAATAGAGTAAGAGGCCCCGTTTTTGGCGTTCATACCAGCAAACAAATGACCGGCCTCATCGGTCTCGACTAAACAGCCGCCTCCATCGGGCAACGCATCTTGCAGACCCTGCCCCGAGGCAGGACAGCCTAGAACTGTGGCCATTGCGGCGTCAGTAATTCGTTTAGCCGCATAACGGATCGTGTCCTTGCCTGAACCCGATGGTGAAATGTTCAGGCCATACAAATTTAGCCGCATGCCTGATGGCAAGTAATAGTGGCCACCACAGCCCCCTGCCATGCCCATCAGCATGCCAAGAATCGTCAGCTCCGGCTGCTGAACCTTGGTTGACGTTAATACCGCTTTAACCATGTCCGCCATAACGCCAGGGTAAGGCAAAGGAAAGCCGTTGCGCAGGGACTGCAGGTTGACTTTGTTATTCTGGGCTGTAGATGGCACCTGTTTGGCCTTTTCGGCTTGCCTGGGACTCGTTTGGGGCTTCACAGGCACGTTCTGAGCCTGCCGGTCCTGAACAAACTCGGTCATGGCCTTGTGAGAAGGCAAGGTTGTGACATCCAGCATCAGAAAAGGGTCATCAGGATCTTGGTCGCCGAATTTATAGACCCTGACTAAATCAAACGCATTTAACGCCCGACCTTGTGAGTTATGCGGCGCATGGTTTTGCATATTGATTAAATGCAGGCCATCACTATGGATATACGCCCCGCCAAGGCCTACCGATCCACCAGCGAAGTTCAATCGTCGACCGTCCCATTCATTTGTTTGCGGATCGATGACAAAAGAGAAAACATCAGGCAGGATGTCAGTGACTACATCTAGGATAGATACCGCAGTATTGAACTCACCAACAATGCCTGGTATCTTTGTTGGGTCTCGTAATTGCTGGTCGCCATTGTCAAGTAAGGTTGGCGAGGCTACATTTGCAGCAGCTAGCTTTAACGACGGGACGTTAACCGCTGAGACTAGCTCCTCGATGATGCCTGAGCGCTTGGCATGTGGGTCGGCGCCTTTTTCTATGACAGGTGCCGCAGTGTAATGCAGCTGCACAGGAGACAGCACTGACTTGTCAGTTTTGATGTTATTGGCTTCGACCCAACGCTTCCATTGAAAACCTGTTACTGGTTCACTGAGCCAAAACCAGACGTGGGCACGCAGTTTCTTTGGGTCTCTGGAGCTGTGTCCAGCAGACGCGGACAACTGCCAATAAGCCTGTACGCTGTGGAACGCCTTAGGTAAGGTTTCCTCGATCCATTGCTCAACACAGGCTGCAGGGTTGGTTAATGGTGATTCTCGTGGCGTGAAGTCATCGGCGTCGAACATCACCCACTGCTTAGGCGCGTCTTCGAAGTTAGTCAAAGTCCTGGTAACGTTGATCGTATCCGACGTTATAGGGGTGCCGCGAATCGCTGCATACTGCGGCTGGCGCATGGCGTCATTGAGTACGCGGACCAACGACTTAAAACTGCCTACCTGCTTCACGCTGATGGTAAAAAACTTCGCCGTGTCGTAATCTTTGAGGTGGCCATTGGTCCAAGTCTTTGTAAGGACTAACGGTTGTTTGCACTTAAGGAAGGTGATAGACTGACTTGAGTCTTCAAATTGGGCAGAACTTGACATAATTGTTATGCGTGTTAAATAGACTATCCAGTGTCGAGCTGGTTACTAGGCGAAAAAGCCCCACAAAGTTTGTGGGGCTTTTTCATTATGGCCTTTGATTGGCAGGCTGGTTAAGCTTTTGGCTTGACTTTGACCAAGCTCGGTGCATTGGGCTTAGACACAATTTCATCGGCCATTGACAGCTTGAGGTTGTCAATCAATGCGATGGTCTTGTTGTCGTTGGCGTTACCCATCAAGTCGTCCAGCGCCGCGCTGAACTTGGCGGGAGAGACGACTTCGGGCTCAGTGATCAGACTGGTTAGCGCTTGATCGCGCAACTGCTGAGGCATATTTTCAATACTGCGCTGCACCAGTTCCATGATTGCCGCATTCTCGGCCCAAGAACGCTTCACTGCACCGGGCTTCAGGCCCCAACCCGGAAGGCTTGCAGGGTCGGAGGCCAGTTCATCTTTGGCTTGCAAAAACACAGCTTCGCACCAGGGTGCCAGTTGCATGGCCAACGGCAAAACGTCCACAAGTTTTTCCAACGTGAACTGCGATGGCGTGTCTTTCTTTGGCACAGGGATACCAAAATCCGACTGCGCCGACTTCTTCGCCACCTTGGCAAATTCAGGGCAGTGCGCTTTAGCTTTGCACCAGTAGCAGCCCTTGTCAGTCATGACCAATGGCGCAAAGGGATCGTCTGTTGCCTTCGCCGCCGCGACGAGTCGCTTTGTAAAAGCCTTTAGATACGTCATCGTAGTCTTCCATTCGCTATTCTTGCCGCGAGGTTGGAAGATAAGCAACTCGATCGTGTCAATGTCTTTGTGCAACTTGAATGTCTCGACGGCGCCGACCGCGTACTGTAGCAGCTGGGTATTCTCTTTGGCGGACACAGGCGTGCGGCCGTATTTCAAGTCGCCGACACGAAGCACCCGATTTTTGCGATCGATGTTTACTAGATCAGACGTGCCGCCCAAACCGGGATGGAGCCTTGTGAAGTCCAACTCCACTTCAATGTGCAGTTCGCCTTCCAACAGCAAGACCTCCTCTGTGTAAGCCTTGCAATCACTGACCATGTTCTTGTCATATGAGTCATGAATCGTTGGCAAAACGCACGGCTTTTTGGTATTGGCCAAGACATGACGAAACAAGTGCTCTGCCACGGTATGGGCCATGGTGCCTTCGTCAGCTGCTTGTGATGACTTGGCATTAGTGACGTTTTTACTCAGGGCCACCGAGCCGGGGCAGACCATGAAGCGCTCAGCTTGGCTTGCCGACAGCGGCGCGTGAGGCCGATCGCCATGCTCTTGTTTTGGGGGCAGAAATAGACGTTGGTGCGGTTTCATTGGGAATCACTTTCTTGATGATTTGCATTTTTTCTAACACACGGCGCAGCATATAGTGGTCTAGCGACGCCTCTAAGGTCAACAAATAGGCCAGCGCAGAGCTGTTCTTTTTGTTGAGGTTCTCGATTCGCGCAGTCGCCTGATCGAGAATGCTTGGGACCCACGTCGTCTCAACGTAGACGCAGGTGTCGGCTACACTGAGGTCGATGGCCTCAGAGCAACAGATGAGATTGCCAATGAAAACACGGCAAGCCTTCTTGGTTGTAAAAATAATGCGTTTGGCTTCGCGAGCTACGGATGACGTGGCGCCAACAACTGTGACAGGACGGTAAGCCTTCAATGCGGAGGCCAGCTCAGCGATGACGTCTGTATGGTAGGCGAATACGACAAGCTTCATGTCTGGCTCTTCATCTAGCAAGCCTGAAATGAAGTCGATGGCGTCGGGCAGCTTCTTCATCGCGGTCTCGCGAATCACCTCGCTGAGGCCTTCGAATGAAGCGATCGGATTCTCAAGCTCGGCCAAGTCAAATAGCCTAAACTTGCTTTCTTGCCGACCTATGGGCTTGTCAAATGAGATGACTCGGTACTCAGGTGGTGTGTAATTTGGAAAAACGCTTTCTTTTGGCCTGCGTAAAAGGTATGGCGCAATGAGGTCACGCAGCTCACTGATGTTAGACGATCCTGAAACATCGAAGCCCCATGGAGCCATCCAGCCTCTGCAGAAGTGAATCGCGAAGTCGTACCAAGAGCGCGTGTTGATCTTGAGACCTGTAAGCAAAGCCCATAAGTTGGCAGGCTTGTTGTTCATGACCGAACCGGAGAGCGCAAAGATTCTTGAAGACTGCGCCATGACTCGTAACGTGGCCTTAGTACGTTTTGAGTCTTTCGATTGCATTCGATGGCACTCATCAATGACAAGAACTTCAGGAATGCACGGTCCTAAGTCTTTCATGACGCCCCACGACACGATGAAGAAACCGTGAAAACAGGGAGGCGGCCCAGCCTCTGCTTCAGCTCGGCTCTTGCATATCAATATAGGGATCGAGGTATCGAATAGCCTGATGGCATCGCGCCATACAAACTTGGCAGACGAAGGCGCGACTACTACGGCGTAACCCCGCTGCTGTATGACCTCCAATGTTACCACTACGGTAGGGTAGGTCTTGCCCAAGCGTGGTGGGTCCGCCAGGATGGCTCGTTTTCTGGCGCGCAGAAATTCTGCGGCCACTACTTGATGCGGGAGCAGCTCCATCAGTTATCCAATCAGTGATTTAGCCTGCATCATACGCCGAGATTTAATTTTGTTAAAAATAATTTAATCGATTGAAACTTGTGCATAATCCGTTTTGTCCAGCCATCCGGTTGGGCATAACTGAAAACTGATTAGGAAATCAATCATGGGTAAAAAAGTAGTAACTGGTCTCGTTCGTTTCGCATACTTCAACGCCTTCAAGCCCCGACTCAACGAGCTTAGCGGTAAGTCTGAGTACAGCACTCAGATTCTCATTCCCAAGACCGATAAGGCCACACTCGCGGCCATTCGCGCTGCAATCACTGAAGCTATCACCGACAAATTCAATGGCAAGCGGCCAGCAGGTCTGCGCAATCCATTGAAAGACGGCGACGCCGATGTGGCAGAAGGCGCGAAGGCATTGGGCGCTGAATACGAGGGTCACTTCTTCTTGTCGGCCAAGTGCAGCGAGGACCAAGCTCCGCAAATCGTTGACGCCGAGGGCCAAGACATCTTGTCATCCAAAGAGTTTGGCTCGGGCGATTACGGTCGCGTGTCTATTTCGGCGTATGGCTACGACCAGAAAGTCAACAAAGGCATCAGTTTCTGGCTCAACAACATCCAGTTTCTGGAGAAGGGCGAACCGCTGAGCGGCCGCAGCAATGCGGCAGACGACTTTGCTGAGCCATTGGCCGGCGTCAAGAAGAAAGCCAAACCGGCATCCGCTCCTGTTGAAGACGAGGAAGAAGACGAGGAAGAAGACGAAACACCACCGCCTAAGAAAAAAGTTGTGGCTGTTGCCAAGAAGAAAGCCAAGCCTGCGCCCGCAGAAGTTGATGACTCAGACGAGGCTGACGACAACTGGGCCTAACCAATTAACCTAAAGCAAGGAGCAAGCGCAGCAGTCCATTGCGCTTGCGTTATCAAATATGCATTCCAACCTTCCTGATCCTCCTGATCCTTCTGAACCAGTGCGACTTGTGATGCAAATGGCCAAACAGTTTGGCCTTGCGTACGATGGCCCGCCTCGTCATCTTGATGCTGAAGAACTTACTTTCCGCATGACTTGCTTGCAAGAAGAGCTTGACGAATTTTCCGATGCAGCGCTTTTGGCCGACCAATTCGACGCGTTGCTTGACCTGATGGTTTTCACTATTGGTACCATGTTACGCATGGGCCTGCCTGTTGACGAAGGCTTCCGCCGCGTTATGGCCGCCAATTGTCAAAAGCAACTAGCTACAACGAGTGCTGCAAGTAAGCGGGGCTTTGCATTGGACCTGGTCAAACCTGCAGGCTGGACCGCCCCTGATTTAACTGATTTAACTGGAGACTGATATGGCTTACCTTAACGCTGTCTTAGCCGAGCGAGGCAAAGAGTATGGCGAGTTTCATGGTCATGCAGCCATCTCGCAGCACTTCAAGCGCATTGCGATGTTGCACCTCGCTGCCAGAAGCAAAACGTTGGCAGATGACCAGCAAGAGGCCATGGAAATGGCCTTCCATAAGTTCGCTCGTATCATCAACGGCAACGAGAATAACGTTGACAGCTGGCTTGACATCGCGGGCTATGCCACTTTGGTGGCCAATCGATTGGCCGCCGAGGAGACCGCGCGCCGTGGAGACGGCCATGCTTGAACAAGCCAAACTGCTGACACAGGTACTTGAGACCGGTGACCGCAAGCAATCGCGAGCCGGCCCCGTACTGTCGTTACATCACTTGATGGTCTCCCACGACATGCGTAATGGCTTTCCAGTTTTGACAGGCCGTAAGTTTGCGTTCAAGACCATGGCGGCCGAGCTGGAATGCTTCGTCAAAGGCACTGCAAATATCAACGAGTTTCACGCTCGTAACTGTCATATCTGGGACGCCAATTTGGCGGACTTCAATATGCGCACTGGCTGGGCAAACAACAAGGACCTAGGACCAATTTATGGAAACGTATGGCGAGGGCGCCATCCAAATGGACCAGATCAGCTCACCGAAATGTTAGACGACGCCGTAGCTACTCCATTATCACGGCGCCTACTAGTAACAGCTTGGCTGCCTGGTGTGTCCAACGACCCAATGCGGGTTGCGCTGCCACCTTGCCACGTATTGTGGCAAATCTCGATCTTCAAGCCTTACGTCGACTTGTGCTTTTACATGCGCTCTGTCGACTTGGCCTTAGGTCTGCCATTCGACGTTGCGAGCTATGGGCTGCTGCAGTGCCTAATTGGCCGGCAGCTTAAGCTTACGCCTCGGCGGCTCACCGGCTTCTTGGCCGACGCGCATGTCTATGAGTCAAACCTACCAGGTGTGTGGGAGTACCTTGCCCGGCCTACCTTTGACCTGCCAACCTTGGTGCTAGACCCAACTAGCTCAGACCAAGTTGTAGACTTTGACTACAGAGCTTGCTCACTGGAAAACTACCAATCCGGCGCGCCGATCGCCATGAAAATGGCGGTGTAACATGCCTCGTATTAACTTCGACACCTATCTGTTGGCGCTGGCGCGTACCGCCAGCCAGCGCGGCACTTGTGGCAAGCGACAAGTCGGCGCTGTGATTGCTGATGCCAACAAGTATATTGTGGCCGTGTCTTACAACGGCCCGCCCCCTGGCCAGCCTCATTGCATCGATAGTCCATGCAAAGCTATGGCCATGCGCGCGCCACAATCGCACCTGGCATGCCGTTCGATCCACGCCGAGACAAACGCCTTGCTTCTTGCCGGAAGCCGAGCGCGGCAAGGCTGGATGGCTATCACAACGTCGCCATGTTACGAATGCGCAAAGCTAATAGCTGCCTCCGGTATTCGGCATCTTGCTTTTGGCGAGCTGAACCGGCTGTTTGACGACGAGACGACGTATAGCGAATCGCCACGACAGCTTCTTGCTGCAAGTAATGTTTCTTGGATCGTAAACCCACCATGACCAGTCTTCGCGTTATCGCCAAGCGCCGTAAGGCGCTGAACCCGCACACAGACTTTGTGGGCCTGAAAATTGGCAAGCCTTTGCTTAAGCAGCTTGACAAGTTGGCGCAAGAATTGCAGGCACCTCGAAGCTTTGTGATCCGCAAACTGTTAACCGAGGCGCTGAGCCATGACAAAGATAGTAATGACGATAGAGCTTGACTATGACGCTGAGCTCATGCACGGGGACGACCCCGAGTCAAAAAATTGGTTCTTTGGTCAAATACTGAATAAAGACCTTGGTAAGCTAGTGCTCCACTCAGATGACATTGGCGATACCGTGGGCACGGTGCGTGTGGTATCTGTAACTCCTGCCTTAGGCCATGACGCCAAGTCTTAACATCGATATTGAGACTTGCGCGCCGGTCTCAGTGGTAAAAGTCGGGGCCTTCAAATACGCAGAGCAGCCCGACTTGTCCGTCACATGCATGGCTTGGGCCATCGGTACGGCGCCTATCCAACTGTGGGACGTCTTGTCTGGCCAACCGATACCCAAGCCAATACTTCAACACATCGCAGCTGGCGGTTATATCAAGGCCTACAACGCGGCCTTTGAAATGCAGGTATTGTCAGGCCCAGCAGGGCAGAAACTAGGATGGCCACGAACCAAAGTCGCGCAATGGCGAGACACGGCCGCCAAAGTCGCCGCCCATGGCCTACCCCGCAGCCTTGGTTCTGCCGCTCTGGCCTTACCAAATTGTCCACAGAAAGACGAGGCTGGCAAAAAAGTCATGCTTCGGCTGTCCTCGCCAGCAGGGCTTAAAAAAGCAACGCCTGAAGACTTAGCTATCTTGCATTCATACTGCAAGAACGATGTGCACGTTGAGCGGTCGATCGATGCAATACTGCCTGACTTGATTCCGTCAGAGCAGGCCTTGTGGGAATTGGACTACAAGATCAACAAGCGTGGAATTCGTGTCGACCTAGCCTTGATCGACAAAATCCTAGCCTTGATAAAGAAGTACACTGATGCCAAGGTGGCCCGCTGTATTGAGCTGACCGGCGCCAAGCCTAGCCAACGTGCCGTGATTCTTGAATGGTGCCAGGCCCAAGGCTATGCTCTTGATGGCTATACTGCAGCTGACATTACCATAGCGTTAGCGGACAAGAAATGTCCAAGGGCCGTGCACGAGGTCTTGTCAATCAGGCAGGCTACGGCTTTCGCCGCGGTCAAGAAGTACTCAGCTTTCAAACTGAATGCCTGTGCTGACGGCCGCCTTCGCGGCATGTTTTTATTTCATGGCGCTTTCACAGGGAGATGGACAGGAAAAGGTCCACAGTTGCACAATCTTTCTCGCCCCGTCCTGTTGAAGACCCTAGAACAGCTCACGGAGGCTCTTAAACGGGTCCAGGAGGGCCGTTATCCTATAGACTTAGACAAACAGGTACTGATTGCCTTCAAGGACCTTGTGCGCTCGGTATTGATCGCCTCTGAAGGCGCGACTTTCGAGGTCTCGGACTTCTCCTCTGTCGAAGCTCGGGTGCTAGGTTGGATTGCCCGGGACCCGATTTACACCAAGGCCTTCGCCGAAGACTTGGACTTGTACGTTGTTACTGCGATGAATATCTATGGCGTTGCCATGGACCAGGTCACTGAAGACCAACGTTGGCTCGGTAAGACTTGCGTTTTAGGCCTTGGCTACGCTATGGGCCTGCCAAAATTCATTGAGACCGTGGCCAAGAGCGGGCGCGTTGTGCCCGACGAGCTGCTGGCAAAAGCTCACGCTGCCTACAGACAAACCTATGCTGCGATTGTGAGGCTGTGGTACGCTTTTGGCGACGCGTCTATCAAGGCTGTGCGAACTGGAACAGTTCAGCTTGTTGGCAGGTGCAAGCTCGGTGTAGTGCATCGCGGTGATATGTCTTTCATGTACACACAGCTGCCCAGTGGCCGGCGGCTCGCCTATTACATGCCGGCGATAACTAGCAATAAAACGCCATGGGGCGAAATGCGTGATGGTTTTTCATGCTTGGCCTTGAACGAGAAAACCAAACAGCTCGAACGCTCACCAATACATGGCGGCCTCTTGGCCCAGCACGCTACGCAAGCCATTGCTCGCGACTTGTTGGCGGATGCCTTGCTGCGTTGCAAAGACTTGGATATCGTGGGCCACGTCCACGATGAAGCCATCAATGAGTTAGCCGCTGGGGCAATGCCACAGCTTGCAATTCGAATGTCTGAGGCACCGCCTTGGGCTCAAGGGCTGAAGCTTAAGGCCCACGGCTTCGAGAGTGACCGTTATAGGAAATAGTGCTAAATTAGACTGGCCAGTCTAATTTACTCCAACACAAGTTGCGATACTGACGCATAATTCAAATCACCAACCGCAACTGCTAAACTGAAAGGCTGAAAACCATGACCACGCTATACAAAACGCCTCTCACGACTCTAGCAGCAGCAAAAGGCTTTATTCAAGCTATGGTTACCGCCGGCAGCGTGTTCCACTTTGAAGACGACCCACATGACATTGAAAGCTTCACTTCTGAAGAGGCAGACGACCTTACTCAGCGCGTCGCTGAGTTGTACTCCTTTTCTTGGGGCACGCGTTTTAAGTGCCCTATCGGCTACGCATTGCATTGTATGA